TTGTCATCAGCGAAGATTCTGTAATTCATTTCGATTGGTCGCAAATTGATCAGCAAAACGACATTCTATTTGATGTTGAGTTATACAGCTCTGACAAACATGTCATTTCGTTCGATGAAAACATAATTTGGGAAGCTCCTTGCACCGCCGTTGTGCCAGGAAAAACAGTTGTGAGATTTTCAAAACTAATGAGTTCAAATTGCTTAACAGGAACCATGATTTCTCAAGACGAGTTTCCAGAAAAGTTGCTGACAGTTTATAACAACGGAGATGACATTGCTCCAAATTACATTTGCAGAACGACTGGAACAAACGGCTGGATTGCAGGAGAAATTTTAAAACACTCTCGATCTGATTTTTATTGGGAATACACAACTCCTGTCATTCCAAACGAAGATGGTGCAATTTTTCAGATTGATTTCATGCGATCGACATATGTAACAAAGGTTAAGTTTGATTGCACTCGCGGTTCGACAACAGCCTTCTTTTTTATAGAGGCTTCATTAGATGGAATTAATTGGATCAAGCAATATCAGCTAATTAATCAAAGCGTAAACGGCAACTTCGTTTTTGAATTGAGCAATCGCGGATTATATCGTCATTACAGAATTCGATGTGCATTAGGCGTTTGTTTTAGTCGCGTAAGATTTCTTGGCTACGACGTTGATGATCGTTTGTTTGAGTTGCGCAAAATTGTTCCGCGAATGTTCGCAGATACTCAAAATGGTTTTAAAATTACATCGCACACTCCTGTAAATGAAGGTTCGCTTTTTAATATAACCTCAAGTGACATTGGCTCCTACGCAAGTTTCGGATCTCGAGATGAAGATGGGAATTGGTGGATCAAATACGAATTGCCTGAAGCAAAAGTTGTTGATGTCATAGATTTTTCGACCGGCAACGGAAACACGAATTACAATCTACGTTGGTTTAAAATTGAAGCATCAAACGATGACGAAAACTGGTATATTCTTTATGAATTCCGACAGAATCAGCCGATTACAACATGCAAAGCTGATCAATTTTTCGTCGACAATTCGACGGCTTACAAATATTTCAAGCTCACTGTTTTGGAAACGAATCATGCAACAGGTTGCAGAATTTATCGCTGGCGACTTTATAAAAAAGAAGATGGACTCAGACAAATTGAAAATTTCATTCCAAAAATTCTTGCTTCATCTCAGGATGGTTTTGAGATTTCTGCAGACTCTCATTATAACGATGATCATCGAGCTTTTTATGCTTTCGATCAGAACTCATCAACGAAATGGGCTTCAAGCGGATCAACTCCGGCATGGCTTCAGATAAAGTTTCCGAACGCTGTTTGCTGCAACGCATTTTCTCTTACTTCCAGAAACGATGGTTCATACAATCAAGCTCCGCAATCATTCGAGTTACAAGGATCAGACGACGGAAAACTTTGGAACACTCTAGACATCGAAAGCGGAATTACTTTCACTCAAAACGAGACGAAATTGTTCGATTTTCCAAATGAAATGGCGTTTCAATATTACAGGCTTTACGTCACAAAAAATAACGGAGGAAGCAATGTTTCAGTGAGTGAATTTCAGCTCGGAAAAATTCTAAAACAGTTTGCAATTAATTTAACGGAGAACAAATAATGGCTACAAAATTTACATTTCCAAGGTATCCAAAAATCGGAGATCGAATTGAAATCGTATCAATTTCTCAAGAAAAGTTGCCGATAAATTTAGTCGGTAATCCTGAAGCCAAAAAGTATTTAACATTGATTTTTCCTGATCAAACTTATTCTGCAAATGCTGATGGAGAAACTATTGTTGCGACGATTACTGAGCAAAATGTAGTCTATGGTTTCCGTTGCGTTTCGACTAAAGATTTTCATGTTTGGCTGATGGAAGATACTGCGTTGAATGCGAAAATTTCAAAACTTTCAGATCGAATTACTGAATTAGAAACAAGAATTGCTGCGCTTGAGAATGTGTAATGAAATACAAATTGCCGAACAAAAATCACGTAGTTGTCGATGACATAATTCAGTTGGCTGAAACTTTTCGTGAGATCGATTCTGACATTTCATTGATGGAATCTGAGATAAGCCAAACTGAAAATTCTGGCGCAAAATTATCTGCAAAAACTGTTTGCTCGAACATCGAAAATGCGGAAATTTCTGAAATCGCTCCGAATAGATTTTTAACGGTCAATGATCTCTGTAATGGTTTTGTTTGCGTTGATGGCGGAGGCGCATCAAGAGGAAAAACCGCTCAATGTTGCGTCAAAAAATCAGACAAAGATTTTGATATGGCTTACGCCAATATTTTCGAAATTTCTAAAAACGGAATCATAACTCAATCAAATATCGAAGATGGAGAATCTGGGAATTTTCATGTTTTTTGTAACGAAAACGAAATCGATAATGATGAGCAATTTCCGAAAGCGAATGAGACTTTAGGCTGTTTTACAGCAGACTTCGAAAATGATACGAATTCAATCTCAATTATTACAGATGAAATAGAACCGCTTGATCAATCTGATGAAATAGCAACCAATCTAAATTACGGCACTGTAAAAATCGGCGATGGAATCAGCGTAAATAATGGAGAAATTTCATCAAAAGAAATCAAAACTGCATGTAAAACACGATTTGGAATTATCAAGCCAGGATTAGGAATGGAAATCGAAAAAGGCGTTTTATCCGCTCAGAAAATTCCTGCAGCAGACCGAGAAAATTTTGGTTTGGTAAAGCTTGGATCACATTTTGAAATTAACGAAAACGGAGAAACGGAGGTAGCAGGAATGGCTGACGCTTCAATTATATATAAGTTGTCGCAAACGAAATCGGTTCTGAACAGCAATGTAGATTTGGAAGAAAAAACTTTGATTTATCGAGCTGTTGTGACTGAAGATTTGGTATTTTCATTTAACATTGGCTTTGTGCCAACGAACGATTTTACTTTCATACTGGAGATAATTTCTAACGGCGAGCATATTATCAGTTTTGCAGATCAAATAAAACCAATTGCGCAAACGATGCCGATAAGTCGCGGCACAACAAGAATATATTTCACGAAAAAGCTTGGATTATCGTATTATGAAGCTTGCGTTACAACTGCAGAATCAAATCAACCTCAACTGCTGACTCCGCGATACGGCGTTTTGAACTCTCATTTTTTGCTTTCAACTCCTGAAGGCTGTAGTAGCCATCCGCATCAATTGCTGAGAGAATCGTATAACGCGGTTTACACCTGCCAGATTATTCGTTTTGAATTTTTCGATTTGGTTTGCGTAACTCATGTTGGATATTGGTCGCGATCAAATTCTGTTTCGATGAGTGAATTCATTTTTCGAGGATCCAACGATGGTAAAAACTGGACAACGCTAATTCACAAATCAAACGAAATAATTTACGGAAAAGTTCCTGTAGAAAAATTTGGTGTCTTTCGATATTACGAAATTATTCCAACATATAATTCTGACGATAACAAGCCTGGCGGAATTTCTTTATACGGAACGAAAGTCGACAACAACGAAGTCACAATAAAAACTTTAACTTATCCAATGTCGTCAGTTTCCGCATCGTTTTGCAAATTGTCCGTCAGCTCTTGGGGCTCAACAACAACTCCAAGCCATTTGCAAGATGACGATGTCGCAACTTATGTCAGTATCAATCCTGACGATCAAAACCAGAGGTGGATCAAATATGAATTTTCATCTCCTACGATCGCGAATATTTTGCAGATTGACATCAAAAAGAGCAACCAAGCACAAAGCGCAGTTTGGTTCAAACTGGAAGGATCGAACGATGATGAAACTTGGGATTTGTTATGCGAAAGGCAATATGAAACGTGGAAAATCGTCAATGGTCTGTTCAATATCTTAACCGAAAAGTTCGACAACGAAACAGCTTACAAATTTTATCGCTTAGTTTGCATTGCGATGGATAGCACAGAAACAACCTGGCAATGTGCTGGATTTCGTTTGTATCAGCAAGTTTTCGGAAGAGAGAATTTTTTCAATTTTGTTCCGCAACTTTTATCTGCATCTCAAGACGGTTTCGAAGTAACCGCAAGTTCACAATATAATGATAGCCATGCCGCGTATTACGCTTTCGATAGAAACAGTTCTTCAAAATGGGCGTCTAATACTTCGAACGAATCTTGGTTGCAAATAAAATTGCCAGAAGCTGTAATCGCAACTGCTTTTAAAATTACATCGAGAAGCGATGGTTATACAAATCAAACTCCGAGAGATTTCAAATTCCAAGGATCAAATGACGGAGAAGTTTGGTCAGACATTTTGAAAGTCGGAGGATTAATCTGGTCTGAAGCTGATCAAACAATTATTTTTGAAGCAATCGAAAATTCAACTGCATACCAATATTACAGACTTTTGATTACAGCCAATAATGGCGCAAACGAAATTTCAGTTGGAGAGTTTGGTATTGGCTCGATCAAAAAAGAGTATCGCCGATTGCTTTATAAATACGATTATTTGGTGCCGATTATGGAATCCGATAACAATTCAACGGAGGAAGGAATGTACCAATTGTCTTCGAGCTCTGAGCATCCAGATCACAAACGAAAATATTTGTTTGATAAAAATTATGGAACACGATTTGAGTTAAATGAAGAGACTTCAGGATGGATTCAAATTGAAATGCCTGTCGCCAAAATTGTTAATGTCTTCGCGATAAGTTCAAGAAGCGACAGTTGGTACGATGCGTCACCTAGAAATTATGAATTGCTTGCCTCGAATGATGGAAGTTCTTGGGTAAAATTATTTGAGATTACTGACAGCAAAACTTTTGGAGCAAGTGAAACGAGAACACATAAATTCGATAATCAAAATGCATACAAATTTTATCGATTGAATGTAAGCAACTCGGCTCGAACTGTTTTAACTTTCTCTGGTTGGGATTTGATCAATCAATACACAATTCGCGAATATTAAGTTTTTTAGAGGAGGATAAATGACTAAACTTTTACACGGAATAAATGTTACAGAAATCAACGAAGGAATAAATACTGTTCGAACGAGTTCGAGCTCTGTAATCGGAGTGATTGGAACCGCTCCAGACGCCAGCGCGGAAGATTTTCCAGTTAATACGCCTGTTTTAATCGCAGGATCAATGAGCGATGCCGCGAAACTTGGTTCTTCAGGAACTTTGCCGACAGCCTTAAACGGAATTTTAGCGCAAACTGGAGCCATGGTTGTTGTCGTTCGAATTGAAGAAGGAGAAGACGATGAAACTACTCAGTTGAACATCATAGGAGAAGCAAAATCTGACGGAACTTACACAGGAGTTCATGCGTTTTTATCGGCGAAAAGCAAGTTAGGAGTAGCTCCAAGAATTTTAATCGCTACTGAATTGTGTTCGAAAGAAGTCGTAGCTGAAATGATCACAATTGCAAATCGATTGAGAGCGATAATCGTTGCAGATATTCCTGATGATACGAACGACAATTTAATAGACTTCGTAACAACATGTTCAAGCGACAGAGTTTATGCGGTTTATCCGAAAGTCATCAATACCAAAAACGAAACTGTAGCAGCAAGCTCTTTCATCGCTGGAGTAATCGCAAAAAGTGATAACGAAAACGGATTTTGGGTTTCGCCATCGAACAAAGTGATCAATGGAATTGTTGGATTAAGTAAGCCAGTGGATTTTTCGCTAGGAGATTCGTCATGTCGCGCAAATTATTTGAACGAAAATGGCATTACAACAATCATCAATCAAAACGGTTATCGAGTTTGGGGAAATCGATCAACAGCAAATGATGGAGCTTACAAATTTTTGTGCGTGCGGAGAACTGCCGACATAATTTCTGATTCGATTTTGCAGTCTCACTTGTGGGCGGTCGATCGAAACATTGTAAAGAATTATCTAACCGACGTTACTGAAAGTGTGAATGCGTTTTTAGCAAATCTAAAATCTCAAGGTGCGATTCTTGCAGGCAAATGTGTTGCGAACAAAGAGCTAAATAGCGCATCAAACATCTCTGAAGGAAAAGTGTTTTTTGATTTTGAATTTACTCCAGCTTATCCGGCTGAGCACGTAACTTTTAGAGCGTATTTGAATAATGAAAATGTGGAAGAGCTTTTGCTCGAGAATCTAGCTTAATAAGGAGGAAGCATGTTACCGAAAATTTTGAAAAACTTTAATGTGTATGTCGATGGTCGAGGTTATGCCGGACGTGTTGAAGAAATTACGTTACCTAAATTGACGATAAAAACTGAAGAGTTCCAAGGGGCTGGAATGTCTGCGCCGATCGAAATTGATCTCGGAATGGAAAAATTAGAAATGGAACTGACTTTCGCAGAGTACGATTCCGAACTATTTAAATTGTTTGGCTTAACAAATGGAGCTGACATCGCTCTGACAATTCGAGGAGCTTTGGAAGGAAACGGCAAAACAATTCCTGTAGTGATCAATGTTCGAGGATACTTCAAAGAAATGGATTTTGATTCGTGGAAACCAGCCGAAAAAGCAACTTTGAAATGTTCTGTTGCGTGTTCATATTACAGGCTAACAATCGATGGCGCAGAACTAATTGAAATCGATCCGATCAACATGATTCGTAACGTAAACGGCTCAGATCAGCTGATAGCTATTCGCGAAATTTTGCAAGTATAATGGAGGATCAAAATGAAGAAAATAAAATTAGAAACAGCGATAAAAATTGATGGAGTCGAGATTCATGAGATTTCGTTGAGGCCACCTAAAGTCAGAGATTTGTTGATCGCGAATAAATCCAACTCAGATGAGTCGACTCGAGAAGTGAACTTGATTGCGAATCTTGCAGAAGTTTCTGTTGATGCAATTCAAGAATTAGATTTGCGCGATTACATGAAGATTCAAAATTGGCTGAATGATTTTTTATCTCCTCAAAACCAGAAGAATTAAGGAAAGCAGTTTTGATCATGGCGTCAAATGCAAAAGGCGGAATTCATGAATGGATCGAGATGGAATGCGACGAGTTTTTGCTTTGGCTAAATGCAATGAGAGAATTAAATCATGTCTGCAAATAATCATCAGTTAATTGTAACAATCGGAGCGGCTTTAAGTAGCGGTTTTAATTCTGTAGTTTCTGGCAGTTCATCGAAACTGAAACAAGTCGGTAGCGTTATCAAAGATCTTGAGAAGCAAAGTCTGATTAGTAGCTCTGCGATTGCAAACTTGAAAAATCAGTACAACTCGTTGCTAGGCTCGATGAATCGTCAGCAAGAAATTTTAGCGCGTCGAGAAAATTACAGATCTCAAATTATGGATATCGTTGCTCTTGGCGCATCGCTTGCTGCTCCGATAAATTCTGCGATGAAGTTTGAATCGGCGATGGCGGATGTAAAGAAAGTTGTAGATTTTTCTACTGCGGATGGTTTTCAGAAAATGAGCGATTCCTTGAAAGAGCTGTCGCGTACTATTCCACTGACTGTTGAAGGACTTGCGCAAATTACAGCATCTGGAGGCCAACTCGGAGTAAAAGAAAACGATCTGATAGCATTCACGACCAATGTTGCGAAAATGTCGACAGCTTTCGATATGCTTCCTGACGAAGCCGGCAAATCAATGGCTACGCTCTCAAACGTTTTTGATGTTCCGATTACAAAACTGACGGCTCTTGGAGATGCGATCAATCATGT